GGCGTACAGGCGGAGGGTGGAAATGGGGCTGGAACAGATACCGGCACCCCCGACCAACCCCCAGCAGGAGGCGTAGATGGACGACTTGAACAGGCCGGAAACCGAGGAGGACGCTATTCGGGCGGAGGCCTTGCGCCGCTCGCGGGTGCGCCATCTCATGCGGGGGCGACAGGACCCATCGCAGACGTCGTCGCCGTCGCAGAGCAGTACGCCCGCGACAACGGAATCGACCTCCGACGGCAAGCCGAATATGTCCGAGTAGACCCTGATCTCGGCAGGCGCATCGCGGATGCATACACCGCGATGGCGCACACGCCCGACGATCCTCGGGTCCAGGCCTCTTACGACGCCTTGATCCGCGAGACCCGCGCCCAGTACGACGCCCTGGTCGGGGCGGGCTACACCTTCACGTTCTTTGACAGCGCGAATGACCCCTACAAGGGTAACCCCTGGCCTGCTCTGCGCGACTTGCGCGACAACAAAGCCATGGCGGTGTACGGAACCTACGACGGCTACGGCAACGAGGTGACCGGGTTCGAGACGACCAAGAACCTACTGGTCGTGCCGACAGGTTTGCAGTGGCCTGATCAGGCGGGGGTCATGCGTGACGTCACCGCAAACGATCTGTTCCGCGCAGTGCATGACGCCTTTGGCCACGGGCTGGAGGGGGCAGGGTTTCGCGGACAAGGCGAGGCCAACGCATTCGAGGCCCACGCCAGGCTGTTCAGCCCGGCCGCCATGATGGCGCTGACTACCGAGACCCGTGCGCAGAACTCCTGGCTGAACCTCAACGGTGCGTTGCTCCGTGACATGGTCGGGGATGCCAGGGCGGAAGAGTTGCACCCAGACAACTGGCAGACCATCAACGTCGGCGAGCATAACCAAACCGCCAAGGTCGAAGACACGATCTTTGCTGACCAGAAGAACGGCATCCTGCCCGAGTGGACCTGGACCGAGGGTCGTGCTGGCGACCAAAGCGAGGTGCTGAACCAGAGCGTAAGCCAGACCGACACGCCTGAGTTCAAGGCGTGGTTCGACGACAGCAAGGTCGTCGACGCGAACGGCCAACCCCTGGTCGTGTACCACGGGACCGATCAAACCGACGATTTCAACGACGGCGAAGCGATCATCCAGTTCATGGACTTCCGGCCGGTGTGGTTTGCCACCAGCACCTACACGTCAGACGGGTACACCAACCCCCGCGGCATCGGGTCGCCTACGACCTACCCGGTCTACCTATCGATCAAGAACCCGCTGCGCCTTTCATTCGACATGGACGACACGGACGCGTCTGCGGCAATGTCTGCAGCGCGCCGCCTCGGCGTCAGCGCAGAAGACGTCGAGACCTACGCCGACGGCCCGGCCTACGACCTGGTGCGCTCACGCCCGTTCGTCGAGGCTGCGCGGGCAAAAGGTTATGACGGCATCGCGGTCAAGGAAGGGGGTGAACTCACCTACGCCGCCTTTGACTCCACGCAGATCAAGAGCGCAATCGGCAACCGCGGCACATTCGACCCCACCGACCCCAGCATCCTGAACCAAGGCCCCCGTGGCACCTTCGCCCCGGCCAACCTCGAGCTCGCGCTCAACGAGAACGCGGACCTCTCCACCTTCCTGCACGAGACCGGCCACTTCTTCCTGGAGGTGATGGCCGACCTGTCCAGCCAGCCTGGCGCGCCGGCTGACATCGCCGACGACATGGGCAAACTGCTCAAGTGGTTCGGCGTCAAGGACCTGGAGACCTGGAACGCGCTGCCCCTGGACAGCAAGCGTCCCTACCACGAGCGCTTCGCCGAGTCCTTCGAACAGTACCTCATGGAGGGCAAGGCACCCAGCGTCGAACTGCAGCCGCTGTTCCGCAAGTTCCGCGCGTGGTTGCTCAACGTCTACTCGTCGATCAAGGCGTTCGTGGACGGGCGCGACGCGACCACCGGCATCCAGCTCTCCGACGAGATCCGCCAGGTCTTCGACCGCATGCTGGCGAGCCAAGAGCAGATCGCGCAAGCGGAGGAGGTGGCAGGCCTGCTCCCCGAGGAGGACGCCACCGCCGAGGCGCTGGAGAAGCTCACCGTGCGATCCTTGCGCGACCTGAAGTGGACGGTGAACGCCCGGGCCAAGGCGATCAAGGAACTGCAGAAGCAGGCCGCCACGCTGCGCAAGGGGGTCGAGGCTGAGGTGCGTGCGGAGGTCGAGGCGATGCCGATCTACCGTGCGATCAACTTCCTGAAGTACGGCAAGCTGGTCGAGGAGGGCATGACCAACGCGCAGCGCAAGGCGCTCGACGAGGTGGCAGGCGTCAAGGTCAAGCTTGACCTGCCCGCGCTCAGGGCGATCTACGGCGACGGCCCTGCCGCCCCGTGGCGCTACCTCTCCACCGGCAAGAACGGATTGGCCGCCAGCGAGGGCGTGCACCCCGACATCGTGGCCGACATCCTGGCCGACCCGAGCTTCCCCGACGGCGACACGCTGGTGCGTGCGATCCTCGCGGCCGAGTCCGAGGCCAGCGTGATCGAAGGCATGACCGACCAGCGCATGCTCGAACGCCACGGCGACCTGATCGACCAGCGCGCCGTCGAGGCGGCGGCCAACGAGGCCGTGCACAACGAGGCTCGCGCACGCAGCCTGGCCACGGAACTGAAGTCCCAGGCCGAGGCGCTGAACCCACGCAAGGACACCGGCCAGACCAACGCCGCCGGCAGCAAGATCACGGTCAACGCACTGGTCGAGGCGGCCAAGCAGTTCGGTGCCAACATCGTGTCCAAGACCCCGCTGCGGGATCTGAAGGCCAAGGCCGCCGAGCACACCGCCGCCGAGCGCCGCGCTGGCAAGCGCTGGACTGAGGCGACCAGCGAGGGCAAGACCGAGGAAGCGATCAAAGCCAAGCAGGACCAGATGCTCAACCACGCAGCGGCGCGCGCTGCGATGGACGCGCAGGCCGAGATGCGCAAGATGCTGGAGTTCTTCCGCAAGGTGGTGAAGGACGGCAACGAGAAGACGGTCAGCAAGGGCCGCGACCCTGACGTGGTCAACGCGGCGCGCGCCATCCTGGGCGCCTACGGCGTGGCGCCCAAGGGTGCGAAGACGGCGATGGAGTACATGGCACTGGTCGAGAAGAACGACCCCGCCATGTTCGCCGCGCTGCAGCCCAGTATGCAGGGCGCGCTCAACATGGCGCAGCCGCTCGACGCGCTCACCATGGACGAGCTGCGGGGCCTGCACGAGGAGATCCAGGCCATGTGGCACCTGGCCAAGCGCAGCCGGCAGATGGAAGTCGACGGCAACATGGTCGACATCGACGACGCAGCCGACGAGCTGCAGACCCGCATGCAGGCCATCGGCGTGCCCGACACGATGCCGGGCGACACGAGCGCCATCACCCCACGCGAGAAGGCCACCCGCGCTTTGCAGTTTGCAGGCTCACTCCTGCGCCGCACAGAGCAGTGGGCTGCAGGTATGGGCAAGGAGTTCACCCGCCTGGTCTTCCAGCCGGTGAAGGACGCCGCCAACGCCTACCGCGCTGACCGGGTAAAGTACCGCAAGGCCTACCAGGCGCTGGTGGACAACGTGGCGCCCGCGCTCATCGCAGGCCCGATCGCCGCGCCCGAGCTCGGCTACACCTTCGGCAAGGGCCACAACGGCATCGGCCACGCCGAGCTGCTGCACGCGATCCTGCACACCGGAAACGAGAGCAACAAGCGCAAGCTGCTGCTGGGCCGTGGCTGGGCCACCCAGAACGAAGACGGCACGATGGACACCAGCCGGTGGGATGCCTTCCTGCAGCGCATGCACAACACAGGCACGCTCAACAAGGCCCACTACGACTTCGCGCAGAACGTGTGGGATCTGCTTGAGCAGACCAAACCACTGGCCCAGAAGACGCACCGCGACGTGTTTGGTCGGTACTTTGCCGAGGTCACCGCCGACAGTTTCGACACCCCGTTCGGCAGCTACCGTGGCGGCTACGTCCCCGCGCAGGCCGACCCCCGCATCGTCACCGACGCGGACCTGCGCAAGCTCGCCGAGGCCGAAAACGAGAGCATGGCGTTCTCGTTCCCCGGCACCAACAAGGGATTCACCAAAGGGCGCGTCGAGTACAACCGCCCGCTGATGCTGGACCTGCGCACGATCGGCCAGCACATCGACAAGGTGCTGCTGTTCTCGCATATGGAGCCGGCGGTGCGAGACGTGCAGAAGCTGCTGTCGCAGAAGGGCGTGAGCTATAGCCTGAGCCGCATCGACCCGACCATCTACGCCGGCATGCTGACCCCCTGGCTGAACCGCAGCGCGCGCCAGATCGTCGAGACCCCGATCGTGGGCGACGGCGGCATCTCGCGCGTGCTCTCGGCGGCGCGCAACCGCGCAGGGATGGCGCTCATGTTTGCCAACGTCAGCAACGCGCTGCAGCAACTCAGTGGTTTCCTGAGCGCGATGTCCAAGCTCAAGGCCGACAACCTCAATTCCAACATGATGGCGGCCACCGCGCAGTTCATCGCGAGCCCGAAGCAGACCGCCAAAGCAGTGGCCGATGCCAGCCCCTTCATGGCCAGCCGGATGGAGAACGAGATCGCGGCGATCAACGATGCCATGGATGCGATCCTGCTGGACCCCAGCCTGTACGAAAAGGCGCAGGCCTGGACCCAGAAGCACGCCTACTTCCTGCAGACCGCGATGGCCAACACGATGGAACCGATCATCTGGACGGCGGGCTACAACGGTGCCTTGCAAAAAGGCATGACCGAGAAGGAGGCGGCGCGCTACGCCGACGGTTTGATCCGCACCACCCAGGGGTCGACCCTGCCCGAGGACGTGAGCCGAATCGAGACAGGCCCCGCCTACGCGCGGATCTTCACGCAGTTCATCGGCTACTTCAACATGATGGCCAACACCAACGCGACCGCGCTCATGCAGATTTCGCAGGAGATGGGTCTGAAGAAGGGCGCGGGCAAGGCCTTGGGCGTCGTCACGCTTGGCATGTTGGCGCCGCTGTGGGTGGCCGAGGCGATCGCCCAGGCCATGCGCGGCGGCCCCGAGGACGAGGACGACGACGGCTACCTGGACGACTGGCTGGCGGCCGTGTTCGGCATGGGCACGATCAAGGGGACGCTGGCCATGGTGCCCTTTGTCGGACAACTGGCCAACGCCGCGATGAACAGGTTCAACAACAACCCGGCCGACGACAAGGTCAGCCTGTCACCGGCGGTGAGCCTGCTCGAGGCAAGCGCTGGCGTGCCCAAGCTGGTCTACCAGTCGATCGCCGACCCCGAGAAGATCAACGCACGCAACGCCGTGCGCGATGTGGCCAGTGCGGTGAGCATCGCGACCGGACTGCCCGCAGTGGCTGTTGCCCGACCGCTGGGGTATCTGGCGGGCGTTGCCGACGACAGGATCGACCCGACCGGCCCGGTGGACATGGCCCGAGGCCTGATCACCGGCACGCCGAGCCCCGAAAGCAAGTAGTGGTGTCCGTGTTGGAGACCCTGCCCTCTACCATTCGGTAGTCGCAGGAGTCCCGCACAATGACGATCCCATCCACCGCACGCAAGGCCGGGCCCCTGCTCGGGAACGGCAGCCAGACCGCGTGGCCGTTCACGTTCCGAGTGTTCTCTGCAGGCGATGTCGCGGTGACGATTGCCAACGCCATCGGCGTGGAGACCCTGTTGGTGCTGGACACCGACTACTCGGTCGCGCTCAACCCCAACCAGAACACGACCCCAGGCGGCACGGTCACCTACCCCATCAGTGGCACGCCGCTGGCCACGGGCAGCGTGCTGACGATCACGGGCGATGTCGACTACGACCAGCCGCTCGCGGTGCCCACCGGCGGCAACTTCAACCCGACCACGATGGAGCGCCAGCTCGACCGCATGGTCATGCAGATCCAGCAACTGCGCGAGGAACTCTCGCGCGCACTGAAGATCGGCGTCACGTCTGACGCCAGCACCGCGCTGCCAGCGCCGGTGGCCAACAACATCATCGGCTGGAACTCCGGGGGCAACGCGCTGGAGAACACGCCCCTGACTGAACTGGCCACCGCGGTGGCCTTCGCGACCTACCGCTACGACACGTTCCTGGGCGACGGGGTCGAGGACACCTTCGTGCTGTCGGCCGACCCGGTGACGCTTGGCAACATTGACGTCTCGGTGGACGGGATCACCTACGTCCCGGGCGTGAACCACACGCTGACCGGCACCTCGCTGGTCTTCACCAACCCGCCGGCAGACGGGGCCGAGATCCTCGCCCGCTACGGTCAGGCCCTGCCGCCGAGCGCGCTGGGGTCGGCCAGTGACGTCACCTACACCCCTGCTGGAACGGGGGCTGTTGCCCGCACCGTCGAAGCGAAACTGCGCGGCGACGTGGCGGTGACGCCCGAGGACAAAGGCGCTGTTGGGGATGGTGTAGCCGATGACACGACCGCCTTGGTGAACGCTATTGCCAGCGGGCAGAACGTGCGCCTCACCGAAGGCAAGGTCTACCGGTTCACCAGCGACCTGGAACTGACCACGAACTTTCAGTGCTTCGGAGGCCCTGGGCAGTTGAAGCCCGACGGCAACTGCGGTGTTGTGATCAAGAGCGGCGCGGTGGGCGTTTGTGTCAATGTCGTCGTGAACTCGGCAACCCACACCGGGGTGGCGGTGAAGGTCGACGGCGCACACCGCAGTCGCATCAGCCTGTATGCGGTTGACTGCTACGACGGCGTGTACATCACCGGCGCCAATGTCGCGTCCATCGACTGGATGTGGGGTGCGTGCCGGAACAAGGGCATCACCTGGTACGGCACGACGGGTGTGCGCAGCGACATCTTGCATATCAAGTTCGCGGTGTTCAGCGTCGGGGCAGGGAGGTACGGACTGGACTGGGACGGCAACTGCCACAGTCTCGAGGTGGACTACCTCGGGATCGTGTGCGGTTCTGGTGTCAGCGCTGGCAACGGCTACGGTGCGGTAGTGCGCAACACCAGCGGGGGCACCGCGCCTGCCATCGGCAAGTTCAACCACATCGAGATCGACTACAGCGGCACGCACGGCCTGGACATACAGGTTGGCAGCGACTACGACATCTCCATGCCCTACATCCTGGGCGCAACTGGCGCCGGCATCCGGGTCGGCGCAGGGATCAACAACTTCGAGGTGAGGGTACTGGGCGGCAAGTCTCGCGGCAACACGACCTACGGCATCCAGGCGCTGGGCGGGGTTGTGCTGTTCGGCGGGGCGACCGACCTGTCCGGCAACACGACGGCCGAAACGATCGGCACCGTGTGGACGCGCTCCCCCAGGTTTGCGGTGGACACAACGCACCACATCAGCAACCTGGCCGGCAACCCGCTGCACACTTGGGACACCAACGACTACACCGGCTACGACCGCACGAACAACGTGCTGGCTGATTTCATCGGCGGTACCGCTGTGCTGTCGCGTTCGGCCGCACGCCTCACTGCGGGCGTGCCCATGCGGCTTCCGACCTACACCGTCGCAGGGCTTCCTGCCGTGAGCGTGGCCGGGGACATGGCCTTCGCTACCAACGGGCGCAAGAACGGCGAGGGCGGCGGGCTTGGGACTGGCGTGCTGGTGTTCAGCGACGGCACCGCCTGGCGAGCCTGCGATACCGGCGCGACGGTGGCGGCATGAAAGGAAACCAGTGGTAGCAGCACTAACCAACGAGCGCCGCCGCGACGAGGGGCACATCTACGCGCAGAGGTTCGCCTCTATCGACAACAAGCTCGACGACATCGGCAACGCGCTAATCACGTTGGCGCGCATCGATGAGAGGCAGATCGCCATCAGCGAGAACCTGGTCAAGGTGATCGACACACAGAACCTGCACAGCGACCGGCTTTCGTCGGTCGAGCGCTTGATACCACCTCGGCTTGAAGAACGGCTGCACACCGTGGAGACGGCAATGCCGGGGCTCAGAGAGGCCCGCAGTTGGGTGGTGAAGGGTGTGCTGTCTGGCGTCGGCATGATCGGCCTGGCCGTAGTGGCGCTGGTGCTCAAATGAGTGTCGACACCTACCTCGCTGCGCTGATCGAACGGGAGGGCGGCTACGTCGACCACCCGGCTGATCGTGGTGGCGCCACCAACTGGGGCATCACCGAGCAGGTGGCGCGTGCGTTCGGCTACCACGGCCGGATGCAGGACATGCCTCGCTCGGTCGCGAAGCAGATCTACGTCGAGCGCTACTGGGTCGCGCCAGGCTTCGTGCACGTCAACGACCACAGCGCAGCGGTCGCCGAGGAGCTGCTCGACACCGGTGTGAACATGGGCCCGGCGGTGGCGGGGCGGTTCCTGCAGCGGGCGCTGAACGCCTTCAACCTCGAGGGCAAGACCTACCCCGACATCACGGTGGATGGGGTGGTGGGTCGGATGACCATCGCGGCGCTGCGTGCGTTCCTGGCGCATCGCGGCAAGGACGGGCACCTGGTGCTGGTGCGCGCGCTCAACGCGCAGCAGGGCGAGCGCTACCTGGAGATCGCCGAGGGGCGTGCCAGCCAGGAAGCGTTCACGTTCGGCTGGTTCCTGCACAGGGTGGCCTGATCATGGACTGGCTCAAGACCATCGCGCCGATGATCGGCACCGCACTCGGCGGCCCACTGGGCGGCGCCGCTGCGGCGTTCCTGGCCGACAAGCTCGGCATCGAGAGCAAGACCATCGAGTCCGTGACCGAGGTGCTGAACTCGGGGCGCATGACCGCGGACCAGATCGTGGCCATCAAGCTCGCCGAGATCGACTTCCAGAAGTTCTTGAAGGAACACGACATCAAGGTCGAAGAGGTGCACGCGCAGGACCGCAGCGACGCACGCAAGATGAACACCGCCACCGGTAGCCCCGTGCCCGCGGTGCTCTCGCTGATGGTGACCCTCGGCTACTTCGGCATCCTGGTCGGCATGATGACCGGCGTGCTGAACGTGGCCGACAGCCAGGCGCTGCTGATCATGCTGGGTTCGCTAAGTACTGCCTGGGGCATGGTCATGGCCTTCTGGTTCGGCACCACGAAGTCGAGTTCTGAGAAAAACGAGATCATCGCCCGGTCTCAAACCGCGAAGTAACGCACCGAAAGGGAGGCCATGAGCCGTGCTGCAAGTATCGCCCAACGACTGAACGCTTCCCTCTCGCCCGGCGTGGGCGACAACGGTGCGCTGATCAACGCCGCCATCGACGCGCTGGCCGCCGCCGGCGGCGGCACGGTGACCCTCTCTGCGGGGGACTTCCCGACCACCACCAGCATCGTGATGAAGGCCGGCGTGGACCTGGTGGGGCAGGGCATGCTCGCCACCGCCATCCAACCTGCAGCGGTGGACGGCATCACGTTCACCCACCTCGAGACCTACGGCAACAGCCGCATCAGCAACCTCTCGGTGGTGGGCGGCGCGGGCACCACGGCCAAGGTCGGCATCTACCAGGCGGGCACCCTGGACGACGCCGACGAGCTCTACGGGATCACGATCGACAACGTCGGCGTGCGCCTCTTCAACACCGGCATGAAGTTCCGCACGGTGCGCAACGTGACGCTCGCCAACAACTGGCTGCAGGACGTCAACACCGGCATCAACCTGGCGGGCAAGTGCTTGGTCGTGAACATCCACGACAACAAGATCGTGTTCGGCGCGGGCAGCGGCGCGGGCACCAGCTACGCGATCGCCATCGACGACTTCAACTACACCGCCGGCAGCGGTGTCGTGCGGCCCGAGACGGTGCGGATTCGGGACAACCACATCTACGGGTTCGAGCAGGGCGTGTACTTCGACGGCGTGGTGTACGGGTTCGTGACCGGGTGCGACATCCAGGCACGCGTGAACGGGGTGACCTGGTCCACCGCTGACGCGATCATCGCGGTCACCGACAACTACATCCAGATCGCCGGCACCTCGGGCGCCGCGGCGGTCTACGCCGTGCCCCAGGCCAGCGTGATCAACAGCGCCAACCGCATCCGCGACAACCACATCAACGCCACCGGCACCGCGGCGCTCACCAGCATCGGGGTGCTGATCGGCACCGCGATCGCCGGCAACCAGGACAACACGGTCATCGACGGCAACTCGTTCACCGGGTTCACGCTGCACGACATCGCGATCTACGGGTCGGGCCATGTGCGGGTGCGCAACAACGAGTGCTACAGCAGCGGCCTGACCAACAGCATCCTGACCGCGGCGCTGCCCGGCGTCGCCAGGCCCGTGGTGATCGAGAGCAACGACTGCGCCGCGGGCATCGGCTACGACACGGCGGATCTGACCAGCGGCGCGCTGCGCCTGGGCGACAACATCACCGGCGGCACGGTGGTCGCGGGCAACCCCTGGCTGACGCCGACCTTCGCCGCCGGCAACTTCACCGCCAACGGGTCGATGACCTGGACGGTGGAGTCGGGCGACGTGACCGCCTACGCCTACCGCATCGACGGCAAGACGATGACTCTGCTGGTGACGATCGCCACGACCACCGTGGGCGGCACGCTGAACACGCAGCTGCGCATCGCGATCCCTGCGGGCCGGACGTCGGCCAAGCGGGTGATCAACCCCTGCTTCTTGTTGGACAACAACGTGCGCGCCACGGGGTATCTGGACGTCGGCGCGGGGGCCACGTTCGTGACGGTCCACCGCACCGACGGGGCGAGCTTCACCGCCAGCACCAACCTGACCTTCGTCTACGGCGAGATCACGTTCGAGATCCAGTGACCTAAGCGTGCGCCTGCTCCTGGTTGGCCGCGGGGCTGACCAGGTCGAGGGTCTTCTCGAGCACCCGGATGCGCGCCTTCAGTTCCCGGTTCTCCCGGTCGAGGGCGGCGACACGTTGCTGCTGGAGCCGCACGGCGAGGATCTCGCCGGGCTCGTAGGTGTCGTTGGCAGGGGAGTGGAGGAGGCCTGCGTGGAAGCGCCAGCCAGTCCAAAGACCCACGGTCCCCGGTAGATCGCCGAGCAGCGAACGCACTGCAAGGTGTTGGGCGCCGGGCACGCGAACGCTCCCCGACAGCCACCGCTGCACGGTGGTTCGGTGCACGTTGAGGGCGCGCTCGACCTGTCGCTGGCCGATGGCGTCGATGAGGAGTCGGAGGTCACGTCGGGGCCTTTCGTTGATCTCAAGCACGGGGCACCGGGTTTCGTTCGAGTTCCTCGGCGATCAAGCGCTCGGCGTTGCGCAGCCACCGCCGCACCGCGCGGTACTGCTCCCGCGTTAACGACCGCAGGAGGTCGTCGGGAACGCTCAGGCGGAACCACCGGCGGGGTCGGCCAGTTCGCATAATGGTGCTTCCGTTCAGGGGGTGGGCGCTGACGGATCAGCGGGTTGGGGTGTGCTTTGTGCACGGGGTCTGTGGTTCCGGTACGGGGTCGTCAGCCCGGCCAGGTGTCCGTCGCGCTTCGGGTAGGGCAGGGCCCGGGACTTCAGCACCTGGCGGATCGACGACCGCACACGGGCGTCGAGCGAGACCGGGATGATGTAGGTCAGCTTCGGCCGCCACTCGACGCGGCGCAGGACGTGGCCGGCACCGGCCGCCACCGCCTCGACATCAGGCCAGCGGGTGTGGCCGAACTTGCCGCTGACCATGCGCTTCGAGACCCGCTTGCCGTCGAGCTCAAAGTTCACCCACTGCTTGGCGTCGGTGCCCACGAAGACGGCGTTCAGTGCCTGGTAGATGCCGCCGTGGTGGCCTTGCGCGGTGTCGGAGTAGGAGAACACCCACTCGACCCCCTCGGCGGCCAGGATGCGGCACACAGCGGCCACGCACTGGGAGGCGGTGTTTCTGGGGGCGTCAGGGTGGCAGGCCACCCGGGTTACTTCGATGTCGCCAGGCCACTGGGTCAGGCCGAATTTGTCGGCCACCCCGAATCGGTTGGCCCCCTTGCCGACACCGACAACAGCCAGGCGGCCACAGTCATCGACCGCAGCAAAGAAGCGCGAGCCGCCAGCAGTGCCGGTGTAGTGGTACTGCGCAAACCAGGCGGCGGCGTCAGCTTTGGTGATCGGCACAACTTGCATCCTTCATTCTTTCATTACTCTCTGCTAAAGGAAACTGTAGCTGGCGCCACAGTCTCGGTTCGCATAATCAGGATTCAGACAGAGGTTGATCGGCCCGCACGTCAGCGGGTTGCGGGGTGCTTTGTGCACGGGTGTCGAGCGACCGCACGGTGGTCGACTCGGAGCCGTAGTTCGTATAAGACTGCATTCTGTTAAACCACCAGGTGGTCAGCAG